TGCACAGATTTTCGGCGTTCAACCCGGTCTTGGTGTTGCTCAGCGGGTTGTCAGTGAAGGAGTAACCGGGCGTAACATGCCCACCCCAGAAGAGCTCCTGAAAGATTATGCGATAAACGCGGTTATGGGAGCGGGGATGGTCGCCGGCCATTCTGCCATTAGAGGTGCGTACGGAGCCAAACCGTCAGACCAATCTTCTAAGCCTACGACCGAAAGCGTATCACCGAAATCTCCTGATGCGGCTCAGGCAGAGGCGCTTGCACCCACTAATACCACGATTACGCAACAACAGGCTTCGGCGCGCATCCAGAGGATGATGGGCAAGCCGGAGATCCCGCCCGACGTTGCTGCTGCTGTCGAGAAACAGTCTGGCCCCAAAGCTCCTGAGCCGGTAGCGGAAGCCCCGGCACCAGCACCAGCCGCAGATAGCGTTCCCGCATCCGTCGCCGAGGCGGTTAGAAACCAGCAGCAGAAGGGCGCAGAGTTACCTTCCGAGGTAAAGCCCGCTCCTGATCCGGTAGATAACACCGGTCAGACGGTTCCAGAGCCAAAGTCTACGTTTGTAGAGCAGCAGAAGAAGCTCATCGCCGGGGAGAGCGATGCGATGTTCTTCCCTGTAGACGAAAATACCGGCAAGGTGCCCAATAAGCTGAAACCCCCTAAGGGAATGAGCTTTGTCAACGTCTACGACGCTAATGGTAAATTTGCGGGCTTAGTTCACTTCAACGACGCCAAGATCAGCAAAGATACAATTAAAGAAGCGTTCAAGACTGGGCGTCAAAATGAGGTTCTTAAACTTGGCGATAAACCTGTCGCCGAGGTCATGCAGGATGCGCAGGCAAATAACGAGCCCGTAGTCGTAGCCACCGAGCGGACGCCGGATGGAACGGAAGTAAAAGCCGTTGCTACCACACCAAGCGAAGCTCCGCGCCAAGCTGCTAATGTTGAGGCCACCAAGACACCTGGCAATGAAGTTCGTGTAGAAACGCCAGAACAAGTTATTGGCGATCGCGTTAGCAAAGTAGCTGCTGAGACTGCGCGCCCTCCAGAGCGTCAGTCACAAAAACCTGCGCCTTCGACAGAACCAGAGGCCGCCCCCCGCTCTCAAGCGGAACCCGCAAAAGAGCCGACGATCGCCGAAAGAATAGGCAATGCTATTATGCCCGGTGCGCAGGCCGCACCCATCGTGCGCGCGCCGGTACGTCCCGCTCCTCGCCCTGTTGAACCCGCTCGCCCTGTTGAACCCGCTCGCCCTGTCGAGCCGGCTACTCCGGCTGAACCGCGTGCACTTCGCGATCAAACAGAGCCTCAATCTAAAGCTCCTTCAGTAAACGAACAGAAGGGCTTCCGTGGCAAGGATTATGGGAGCATCCCCGACCCTAAAGACGAAGCTGCTAGAAAGCGGTTTATTCGTCGTGCGCGCACCGCCGTAGAAGAGCTCGGTGATAATGCTCCCGAGCATTACCGCTTGGCTGTAACAGCCGCTGATAAGCGTACGAAGGGCAACAATAAAGAAAACCGCTCTCTAAAAGAAGCGATCGACGAGCAATGGCAGCGCGAATATCAACTTGAGCAAGAGGGTACTCCCCGCCAAGAAATCAAGAGACAAGTCAAAGGAGATATCCGCAAAGCGGAGGAGAAGAAGGCTAAGGAAATTGAGGAGTTAACCAAGCCCGACGATCCGGAAGCCCCCGCCTATAAGCCAAAGAGCGACGTCACTGACGCCGACGTTGAGGCGGCTTATGAGAAATTTCCTGAGCTTCGCCAGATCAACGACCCTGAGCGGGTACGTGAAATCGTTGCTGCATTGAGCGATCAGAAGAAGGCTGACGCAAGAACTCAGACAGACAGCATACCTTACGAGGTAAGAGAGGAGATGACGGTCGATCCGTCTATGCTCACTCCGGAACAGCGCGTCCTTAGAGACGAAGCTATGCGTATGGTTGAGCGTGGTGAGCTTCAGCGCGATCAGGTCAACGATTATATATTTGGTGATGTAACTGAGAGCACTGCCCCAGGAGCACGGCCAGCTCTTCGCGATCCTTTTGCTCGCGACAGGTCGTCCGCCCGTGAGGGACTGACTAACGACGCTATCGAAAACATCAAGAGGATGGCAGCGGAAGCCCGAGCAGCGCGTGAAGCAGAACAGGCAAACGCGTCTAAGGCTACTGTCAAAAAACGCGCCGACCTCGATCCAGAACTCGTACGTCAGTATGAAGAGACCAGAGCTCGTCTTGATCGCGAAGCTGCGGAAGCTACCGGCCACAAAGCGACTACGATAGAAAAAGAGCGCCAGAGAATAGCTCAAGAAATTGAGCATATGATGGAGATGGCTCGTAAAGATGCCGAGAAGCTATCGGATTTGGAAAAAGCCGTTGGCGCTCCTGATAGTTTTGTACCAACCCCAGAGAACATTCGTGCGCTTGCCGACCAGCTCAACGGTTATACGGAGGCACAATTCAAGAAGGCCTGGGCCGAGGTAGCCAAATCCGATCCGTTTGTTCGCGCCGCGTTTATCTATGCCCATAACAAGCATGGCGTGAAGCACATGCAGGAAGGCGTATTCGGTCGCCTTATGCGTGAGATTTCGGAACAGCCGTTCACCCCTGTCCGTACTGAAACTGCGGCGTCTCTGTTGAAGGAGACAGGTGCATACTACAAGCCGAAGGCCGGTGTTCAGTCCGCAATCCGCAAATGGTTGGAGAAGAAGATCCTAAGGCTCGTTGGCGACATGAAGATCCATGTCGTTGATAGAGATACCCTACGTCAATTAGGTGAGCCTTTTTCTGAAGGCATGTATCGTACCAAGAATAACGATATCCTTATAGATGGGGCGTTCCTCGACGGTAAGAGCAACCGAGCATACCTACTTGTGATGCACGAAGTACTTCACGGCGCGCTTGCAAACATGCTTAACAGCCGCAAGTACGCCAAGTTTGCAAGGCAAATAGAAACTCTACGCGCTGCGGCGGAGCGGGAATTCCTTCTAAACCCGAAGTTTCACGAAAAGGGATCGACGCAGCATTATGGCTTCGAGAATATGCACGAGTTCATATCTGAAGCTATGACCAATCCAGAATTTCAGAATGTCCTATCTGAGATTAACTTCACCAACGCAAAATTACGGGAAATGGGTATCTCGCCCGATCCAGCGTCTGTTGGCATGCTTGCCAAGTGGAAGTTGAAGAGCGCGTTTGACGTGCTGGTTGATGTAGTTCGGAAAGCTATAAACCTCCCACCAAACTCACGTACTGCTCTTGAGCAGATTATACGTATGACTGATACTGCTCTAAACGAGCGCACCGCTCAGGGTCTCGGGGCTAAGTTTTCGGAGATGTCCCCAGAGATGAAAACGGCTATTAGAGACAGCCGTGCTTACGATATTCCGGAATTTTACGCATCTCGGTCATCAGATGCGGCAGGGAAGAAGGCGGCTAATTTTGAAAAGCAGCTTATGGCTCGCGGCATGGCTTCCGAAGATGCGAAGGTGTGGAGCCGTGAGTTGGTGAGTGCGCTGGGCGAAAAGGCGACCATGAAGGACGCCATGCCCGTGATCAAACAGATCGCAAGCGAGTACGTTGTCGAGAAAGGTCTCCGCAACGAGCTGGCTGGTAAGGGTCTGACCCAAGAACAGACAGCTAGTATTGTTGAAGCGGTTCGTTCTGAGATCGAGAAGGGCAGCACGCTTGAGCAGCTCAAGCCCATCGTAAAAGATCTTGCCGACGTGTTTTCACCTGAACCGAGCGCGCAAGACCCTCTTACCTTGCAAGGTAAGGGGCCGACGGAGCAGGATGTACGGGCAGCATCTGAAGAAGTCTCGCGCGTCGTAGATGAAGTAGCGAACAACCTCAAGGCCGAGTTGGAGAACGCAGCAAAGAAATCGCCGCGCCTCCTGAACTTGAGGACACTTACGGATCTGGCGCAGAACTTCGATCAGTATTCGAAGAGCGCTGGTGAGAACCCTGTCCGTGAGATCCAGCGTATTGTCGAGGGGCGTGCTGTTACGTCCGCAAAGATAGTCAACGACAGCACGCCCCTTATCTCTGAAGCTCTTGTTATCGGTAAGAAATACAAGAGTACGAAGGAAGGGCGTGAGATCTGGAATGAATTTACCCAATGGATCAATGATGTCACCATTGCAAACGTTCGTCCCGACCTTCCGCTGAAGGATAATACCTGGCTAGGTAAGGACGCTCTTGCGGGTAAATGGAGTAAGGCCCAACACGCAAAGCTGGAGGAGATCTATACAAATCTCCCCGGCGATCTGCAGCAGCTATATCATAAAGCCCTGAAGCATAACGCCGACTTACATGAGCGTCAGGGTACTGCTCATCTTGAAGGCGTCCTCAAGTCCATTGGGATTGATGACCCCGCGATGGCGAAACGGTTTTATGAGGGTACCCCGACTGCGGACGATGTTCTTCGCGTCGGTGCCGATCTTACAGAACTCTTCGCCAATATTCCGGAGCTGACCAAGATTGGTGGAGCGTACTTCCCCCTAAGCCGCCGTGGAGAATTCGTTGTTCGCGGCGAGGTTCCGATAGAGAACATTCCGAACGGCGCGAAGAAAGTCCGCGATAACGTCGTTGAATTTACGGATCGTGACGAGGCTATTTCGTTTGCTGAAGCACAGCAGAATAGACCAACGCTTAGGAAAGTATGGGTCGATAAGAACACTGGAGAGACCTTCTTTCTGGATAATGGTAAAGAGATCCCTGTCACAGCCAAAGACACGGACGCTGTCGAGCGCTATCGCGTAACTGTAAACACCAGCGTAATAGAGTTTGCTCGTACTCGTAGAGGGGCGGAGCGGATTAAGAAGTCCCTCGAGGACGCTGGTGTTACGACTAAAGACGTAACGACCGTTAAGTTCGACAGTATTGAAGGTCTTCGTGGCGGGCTTCATCCGAGCCTTCGCGCTCTTGTCGGCACTCTCGAGAAGCGGGAGGCCTTCAAGAATATGTCGGGCAAGCAGCGTGCAGAGCTTCTAGGCGCTCTGCATGAGATGTCTCTGCGTATGCCTAACGCCAAACCAAGGCGTAATATCGCTGGTGCCTCGACGCAGTTCGAGATGAACCTGTTCGAGTACACCGCGCGCATGGCGAGATATGTGGCTAAAATTAAAGCCGCTCCCCAGCTCGATGCAGCTATGAAGCGCTTGGAGGCACGGACCGCAGCAGTAGAGGACGCAGGCGCAGGGCGCGGCGAAGCAGCTCGTCGGATCTCTAACGAGGTCAATCGGCGAATGACTTTGTCGGATGGGGCTCCAGAGAACTATGCCGGTAAGGACGCCATAGATCGTATCCTTGCTTTATCAGCGGCGGATAAGTTGGGCTCTCTGAGCTACAGCATCATCAACTCGACACAGGTTGGGATGGTAGCCCTGCCTGTTTTGGCTGGTGAGTTCAATCCTGTATCGGCAGCGTTCCATGTCACCAAAGCATATAAAGATATTGGAACTATCGGGACGGCAGCTCGCGGCGTTGCCGACACAGCTCGGGCTCTCGTCGGTCGCGGCACTAAGGGCGACTTCATAGACACCATCAAGTCACGTCTCAATGACCCCCAAGAGCGGGCTATGATCGATGAGTTGCTCAGAACAAACTCGATCAATCCGGATAGTGGTATCGAGGTCGGACGCCTAGTCGCATCAATGGACCGACCGATTGTCGGTAAGATCGATAAAGGTATTGGATACCTTGAGAATGTAACACGCGCCCTACCGTCATCGGTCGAGGCGATCAACCGGACGGTCACTGCCCTTGCAGCGTTCCGCTTAAAGATGAGGCGCGGCGCTTCGTTTGAAGAAGCTGTTCGCTTCGCGCAGGACACGGTTGATAATACGCAGTTCAACTACAGCGCGTCCAACGCCCCTCCGGCGATGAATAGAGCTTATGCTCGCCTCGTCACGCAGTTCATGAAATACCCGCAACATATGTACCAGTTGCTAGGTAACGAGGTGGGGCGTGCTGTTCGGGGTAACAAACCGGGCGATCGGCGTAAGGCAATAGCGACGATTGCGTACATCTCTGTGACACATGCAGCTATGGCTGGTGTCCTTGGCCTCGCTTGGGAACCGCTAAAGATTGCTCTCGCTATAGGGTCCGGCATGGGGCTGACTATGTCGCCCGGTGATCTGGAACGCGAAGTTCGTAAGCAGATGGCAAAGATGTTCGGTACGAAAGGCGGCGAGGTTGTATCTCGAGGCTTGCCTCGCCTAATCGGTATCGACCTCTCAAACCGTGTCGGTCTGGACAATCTGCTGACTTTTGGCATGCCTGATAGCGACAAACCCAAAGACTGGTGGAACTTTGTAGGACAGAAAGCTGCCGGCGCACCGGGCTCTTACGCTGCCGATCTAGTCAAATCTGGCGCTGCTGCCATTAACAGGGATGGTGGGAAGGCGCTGGAATTGGCGATACCATTCAAGAGTGTCGCAGACGCCTTTAAGGCTTGGGAGAAATATAGAGAGGCTCCGAAGACACCCGGCGGTTACCAGAAGCAGTCGCAGTACACGCTAGGCGACGTTGCTAAGAGGGTGGTTGGTTTTACCCCAGCAAAAGAAGCTGAAGAGCTCGAGCGTCGTAAAGCTATATCCTCTCAGGTCCAAGATATTACGCGTGAGCGTAACACGCTCATGCAGACGTACTCGCAAGCAAAAACCGGTGCGGATCGTGCCAAGGCTCTTATCGCGATTGAAAAGTTTAATCGTGGTAGGGGATCAGAGACACAGATCACTCAGAAGGATCGGATGAACGCAGAGGCTCGCGCGAAACGCACTAAGAGTAGTACTACTGGGTTCCCAAACACTCGGACGTATCGAGAAGTAATTAAGGGTTCCGAAGGCGTCTACAATACGGAGAGATAATCATGCCAAAACTTCTCGAACGTCTGGTGTCACAGCTCCAAGCCAAAGGCAAGAGCAAGAACTCGGCGTATGCGATTGCAACCAGCACTCTTCAGAAGAGCGGCTCGCTGAAGCCCGGTACGCAGGAGCTTACCGCGAAAGGTAAGAAGCGGCAGGAGATGGGCGCTGCCGGTCGCGCCAAGGACCGTTATGCGAAAGTAAACAGCCGTAAGGCGTCGGACTATACCTACAACCAGATGAAAAATACCGCGAGGCTCAAAGATGGCAGGTAAGCGCGACCCCAGCTCCCATCGCACTCCGGAGCAGATCAAGAAGATGGATCGTGGTTATAACGCCCGTCCCGACAAAGTGGCTGATCGCGTCAAGAACAATCAGGCGCGCGCTGCTCTTACCTCAGAAGGTAAGGTTAGGAAGGGAGACGGTAAGGATGTGGGTCATGTAAAGCCGCTGCGCAACGGGGGTTCGAACGCCAGGTCCAACCTCCGCGTACAATCTCGTAAATTTAACCGTGGTTGGGAGGCGGGTGGTAAGGGTCGCTGACCCTTACTTATCCCACCACTTATACATATGATCGTAGCACGCCCAGACGATCACCACAGCGGCAGAGGCTGCAACTGCGGCAAGAGCCACCGCCACTACTGTCAGTGATGTTTCAAGTATAATGTTCATTTTTTAGCTCCTACTGTTTATCATTCTGCCAAGCACACTCGCCCCGCTCTATCCGTGCAGATATATCGGAAGACAGCATCATCATCGCAGCATTAAACATTACATTGATGTCTTCGATATCGTTAGCGCAACTCGTCACTATCTCACAAGACAACGACATAAGGGCGGCGAGTGTCTCCATCTTTGGATGACCGTCGAATATTTCTATAAACTTGTCGATCAACTCGATGATGATGCGGGTGTCTAATTCTCGGTCATCGATCATGGTTTCCGTGGTCTCCACACCACGCTGTGGTGCTTTTCGCAGTATCTTGTTTTATTGTCTCTACGGGGCTCCCCGCAGAAAAAGTGCCCCCTACTTACTGTATAAAACATGGGGTAACGGCAGTCGGCCTCACGTAAATCTAGCAGATGTACCGCTCTAGTTCCAGGTGGCGGGGGTACTTCTCGGACCTCTACCCATTTCTTGAGCGCGATCCTCTCGTCCCGCATTACGGCTTTCGCGATCGGATGGCTCGGGTCAGATCGAGGAAATTGTATTATATGTGTGGGGGAGATCTCACCCCGCTGCCGCATGCGTGATATTTTTCCTGCGACGGCGCTCCTGCTGATACCCAACTGTTTGCCTATAGCACCATAGCTCATGTCCGTTTGGAGGAGTTCTTTAATTCTGGCGTCCAAGCTCAATTCGACTTCGCTCATTTCTCGTCTCCCTCAACCTGTTCTTTCTCTTCCGTGTCATCTCCCTTCCCAAGAACAGAGGCTAGTGGCGTGCCGGCAAGCTGGATTTCAATGAGATATTCGTTAGCGATGCTGGCGAATTGAGTGCCGGCACCCATCCGTCCTACGACTTTCTTGCAGCCATACTCTTTCTCTAGGGCGTTGTTGATGATTTGCTTCGAATAGCCCGTCATATGACACCACTCGGATAAGCCGCCGCTACTCAATCTGAGTATCTTGTTATCGACACCGACGTGGACGAGAATGGTCTCGAGCTTAGAACTGTCACGTACCACCGTCACATTGTGCGGACGTCCCCTCGTCAGCGGGATGATGTTTGTCCAAAGGGTATGCCGTGCCCGTGCGTAGTTGAGGAACTGGGCGAGGATGTTCTCGACGTTGGTTGAGTTGGACATATCGTTCGCTTGCGACTTCACAAGCGTACGCATGCTCTCCAGCCTATCGAGCATAAAACATTTCAACTCTTCCTCATCGATATCTAAAAACCCTAGCTGCTTGGCATACCGTGCGCCGCATAGCAGAACGGCAATCATCGAGCTCCAGTAACGCTCGGGTTCAGACGCTTTCGTTTCGATTTCGATCTGCTTGCGCATCTCAGCGACATCAGCCTCGATGGTGGGGAAATTTGCTCCCAGCCATTTGGCATACTCGAGCCCGACGTGACCGAAGTTATCGTTCAATCGTGCGATGATGAGATCGGCATCTGCGGTTGCGATTTTCCCAATACCATTGCCCGATGGAACTTCGTACTCGAACGCGCGCATGAGCCCTGCGGGAGATGTCTTAGTGCGGCTAACCACGTAATCGATGATGCTTTCGTTTGATGCTGAGATAAGCATCGTCTGCCACGACCCGGCAAGACGGTGGCTGATGTCGCTCGTCATGCGGTTGCGTTCTTTGCCGCGCGTCAGAGTGAACACCATGTTGACGAACTTCTTGGTGTCCTCCTCCGTCTTGAGCTCGTCCCAGTAGACCGGGAGCGAACGCAGCTTTCCCATACGACCAAGCGTGTCGAGGTGCGTATCGTCGAGGCCGAACATCGCTTTTACTGGATCGCCCCATACGGCTTGCGCAACCTTCATCGCTGTGGTTTTTCCAATACCTGACGACGTCGAATAGACAGCCATCAGCACGCCCTCCCGCCCAGTGAATTTCACCAGAGGCGCGGCGAACGCGCTTGCAAGAAGCGCGTTAAGTGCTGCCCTACCTTGTGAGGTAACCAGCTTCGCTGCCTCGATCCACGGCTGAATATCCCCGGTGGGGGTGAACGCCTGCGCCAAAACAGGGTCGGGAACTGCAGCGGCGCTCTCGCCATTGGGGGTCCAGAGCTGGTTGGCGTAGACAAAACCTTCCGTCTTACCGTCTCTCGTTAACCATCCGAACGGAGCAGAGCTCACGACAGCGTTCTTTTGTTTTTGCAGTTTTTCGATCCAGCTCACAATAAACTCCTCGACCATCTGTGTGGACCTACCACCCCGAATTGCGATCCCCTGCTTACCGAGTACAGATCTCACACCCCCCTGAGCCAGCGCCTCTGAGAATGCCAAGGCCACACGCTGTGTGTGCCCACTATGTGTCTCTGTTGTGAAGTTGAGTATCCAGGGGTTCTTCTGGAGCCACGGATCAAACATTGGATAGTTCAGCACCGGGACGAGATCGCTCGAACCGTCCTGCTGTACGACCACCCGATGAACCCGATTGTCGCTATCCCTCACGTAGCCCTTGGGGAGATCCCAGTCTGCGGGAGGAGCCTTGTTTTGAGCAGCGGGTATTAGTGGCTTGGCATAGTGTAATGGTGTTTTACCTGCTGCGAAGTGGATGCAAGAATTACACGCCGTGCAGCCGGTCGCTGATATCGTGCGGCAGTGCGGCCATCCAAGACCTCGGTCCTCCCGCTCGCGCTCTTTGCGGTCGAACAGGGCGTCGGTGCTCTCAACAGTATACCCATCGTGCTGATGGGCCATCATGTGTGCTGCCTGACGTCCCTCCTGCGTGAACACCGACAGCAGAGTTGTCAGGTGCCACAACGGCTCGGCGTAGTCCTTACCTCCTGAGGTAATGGCGTCGCGGACAAAGGCGCACTGGGCGGCGACCTCCGCTATCGGCGGCGGCGGTGCCTTATTACTCTCGATGTTAGACCCGAGCTCGTCGACGACAGGGACAAGTGGCGTGCGTGGTGGCAGGACCGGTTCGTCACCCGCATCAATAAACGGTTCGAGTATTTGCTTCAGCTTGTCGTAGGAGTAATCGAACTCTAGGCGCTTACCGAGCAATCTCACAGGGCGTGGTTGGCCTGTCTTGAGATTAAATGTGTCTGGCACTCGCAAGATGCGGGCTGCGTCCACCGTCACCTGCGTATCGCACTTCAGCCCATTTGCCTTAGTAGCTTCCGCCAACGCACGCGCCAGCGGCTTCCACTTGGCTGGGTGCAGCGCCTCAGACAACGTCCAGTAGACGTGCATGCCACCGCCAGATCCTACGACTAAAGTAGGACGAGGCATGCCAGTTGCTTTCAAGAACTCGACGAGGGCGGTTGTAGCGGATGCCTGATCTGGGTATCCGTTAGGGCCGTCCTTGCAGTCGATATCAAGAAACAACGATTTGAGGGACACAGCGTTATTCTGCGAGCGGACGGGCTTATAGAAGGTCCAACCTTTGTCAGTGTGGACTGCTTCAGCTTGGGCCTGCGCAGACAAGCAAACGTAGATGTCTCTGGTGGTGTTATTTTTTAATGCGTACTGGAGGGCATTCACAGCCTCTGTCACAGAGCGGCATGCACGTCCTCCCCATCCGGGCTTATCCCGGTCTGGCGACTGGAAAGTCCAGTGTAAGTTTACATATGCTGGCGGATCGCCATCCTGCGGCCACGGCATCACACGGGCCAGATACTCTTTTGCTTGATCGAAATTCACGGCGTCTCTCTTAGGGTGGGAGAGTGGGGCCGGCGAACCGGCCCCGTACTTTTATGGCAGGAGCGCGTTGAGCTGCGCGTCGAGCTCGTCGTCAAACGAACTGTCAGTAGATGCGTTCTCTTCCGGAGCGGCTGGTGCCGGTGCCGGTGCCTTCTTCTTATAATCGCGCTTCTGGGCCGGTGCGGCTTCTTCAGCAGCTTTTACCGGAGGCGGTGCGGTAACCGGAGCAGGCTGTTCGAAAACCGACTGGACCTGAGGAGCGGGGGGAGCGTCGCTATGCGCTTCTTGCATTTCCGACAGAACACGCATGGTGCGAGGGTCATCGCGCATGGATACTGCCAGACCAGCTTCCGCTTCGCTCAGCGGGCGGATTGCCGAGAACACCAGCTTCGGGAACGCTTCCTTGACGTCGAACCCAATACGCACTCCAATCGAATGAAGAGGATACCCGAGCTGGGCCATCTTCTGGGAGAACGAAGCAGCTTCCTGCAGGGAGCCGGCGGGGATGCGCAGTAGCATCGGACCTCCGAATGCCTCGTTGCCCATATCGCTCAACGGAACGACAGCGATGCGCTTGCTGTCCGAGCACTTCTTGGACGGCTTACCTGCCGGGGTAATATGCGAACCCCAGGCGTTCATCGGGCAGGCATCGCAACTGTTAGCCTGTTTGACCTTGACGAGTGGGTCGGGGGTCACGCCATTTGTTGAGAAGCAATCGGGGCTCTCGGACGAACCTTCCTTGTAGCCGTCCTTATAAAAGATCTTGGACTTCGCGACAGACGCCTTCAGAATAACGACCTCGATCGAGGCACGCGGCCCATCACCATCCTCGCGCATCAGGTCGCGTTCTTCGCCGCGATACTTCGTGCGCCAGACTTTTCCGCGATAGGACAGCACGCCATAGCTTGCGCTAATCCCCGCCGAGAGTTCGTCCTCGACTTTCTGGTTCGCAAAGACATTTGCGACCGGGCCGAAATTAACCGGAATAATATTGCTCATTGTGTGCTCCTGTTATGTGCGGCGGACGCCGACTGTGAAGGTGGTTGAGAAGTTAACGCCGGGTGGCGTTACCGAGTTCTCCTCAATGAAATCGGCTATCGCCGTAACATTTGCTTTTCGGTCCAAGAGATCCCACGCGTTCTCCCTTATGACGTATTCCATAAACGCTGCGGGGTCAGCGAGAGAAGCAGATTTTTTTGCCGTCCGATAGACGGTCCCGGCATCTGTCCTCACACTTTCTCCATTGATCTCATTGAGATGCAGGAGAAGTACCGAATTAAGTTTCTCAAGCGTTTCTCTGTATGGTTTCATCCTTTCCTTGTGCTCTTCATCGAGCTTGCGAATGACGTCTCTCAACTTAACAAATTGATCGACGCGCGCTGCGATGTTCACTGTGGGTGTAGTCATGGTGGTGTCACTCCGTAAGTTTTGCTCTCGCTTCGTCTAGTTTAATCAGACGTTCTTCCCGTAGTCCGACCGCCCTCCTTACTGTATCGATCGCTTCAGCTACCCTGCCAGGATTGACAGCGTATAGCGCCGCGATGTGGTGCTGGTTCACGCCAAGTACTTCGTACGCATACGCAGCCATTATCTTTTCGATTGGCTCCAGATTTGTTTTCTCAGTATGCCCTCGCTTCATGGTCACTCCTTGCTTGCATCCTCGAACAGCTCGAGGAACTTCTCCTGCACCCTCTGTTTGCGTTGCAGCAGGGTGTAGATCTTCCGCTCCACCGGCGTGCTCTGCAGGTGGAGAATTAGCTGTTTGTGTTTCTGACCAACGCGCCGAATGCGGTGGTTGGCTTGGTCGTAGATTTCGAGAGACGTTACCGGCGCGAACCAGATCACTGTGTCAGCAGCGGTCAGCGTGATGCCGTGCGCCAAGCACTGGGGGTGGGCGACCAGAACCCGATATTTTGTCGTGTTCTGGAAGAGATTGAAAATGTGCGCCCTGTCATTTGCTGGTGTGTCTCCCGAGACAACAGCGTGCTCTATACCTTCTGAGGTAAGAGCCGCAGCGATCCCACCCAACGCATGTTTGAACGGTGCGAACACCAATAGCTTTCGATCGGTCGCCCCTATGGCGTCGATCAACGCCGATATGCGCTTGTCGTTATCGAGCGCGACGGTGCCGCCATCTGATGAGTAGACCCAGCCGGTCGAGACCTGCAGCAGCTTCATCATTACTGCGCCAGCGTTGGCGGCTGTGATTTCCTTCGCCGCAATTGCAGCATGAGCATGGTCGAGCAGAGCCTTATAGACCTTCTCCTGTTTTGGCCCCATCTCCACATCTTGTGTCCGCTCGACAATTTCTGGTAGCTCGACCACATCATCTAGTGTGAAGCGGACAGCCGGCTGCATGACAGCGAATGCTTTCTCGACAGCATCCTGCTTTGCTATCCATTTGAACTGAGTGAGGCGTTGCATAAGGTCGTCACGGAAACGACCGAAGTACTTCGGAACTGTGTGGGGCGTTACAATCGTGCACTGCGCCCACGCATCAGTAGGCTCATTCGGAATGGGCGACCCGGTCATCCCCCACACCCACGCCATCTTGGCGGCGACTTTTTTAGTTATTTTCGTGCGCTGCGATCCACCGTTGCGGTAGACCGCCAGCTCGTCGAGGACAATACTGTCAATATCGTTTCGTTTAGCGATGTCGTCGGCGATGATCTTTAAGCCGTCGTGGTTGATGATGAATATCTCGGTCTCTTCATCATCGAGCATCTGCAGGCGCTTGGCTCTCGTACCGTGCAGGACGGACGCTTTAACGCCGGGTAGCGTCTGGAACACTTCCCGTGCCCACGTAAACTTCAGCGTCGACAGCGGCGCTACAACCAGCAACTTCTTGGCAAAACCGTTACCTCTGAGGTAATGCCACGACCACAGCGCAGCTTTAGTCTTGCCAGTTCCCATTCCATTTAACACATACGCACGCTGGTTCATGGTCAGCATGGCGCATGTCTTTTTCTGGACTTCGAACGGCGTCCCCCCGCACCAGTCGTAGTGCGTCAGGATCGGAGCCGGGACGTCATAGCCCAGCTTACGGAGAAGGAATGTCTCAGTCGGTCCGTGCGGGACGATCAGTGTCGGAGTGCCCGACATCGTCACCTGCTTCGCATTCGGAAAGAGGTTCGCTACGTCTGCGCGGTGGGGCACGCCTATAGCTTTGTGTTTCTGGCTGATCTGGATGGGGAGCATGGGTGGTGCGCTCGAGATACTGTTCTAGTTGTTGAAGTCCTTCCGCCCCGTCGATGAGAAATGCGACACCGCCGGCACGAGTTATCTGCCCGATAATCATCTTTTGACGATCAGTCGGTTTTTTGCCGGGAGCTTTTGTCTCAATAGCTACAAACCTCCCGTTGACACATAAAAGGTAATCAAGACTTGAGACGCCAAACCCGCCCGGAACCGGCATGAATTTATAAACGTCTTTATATCGAGATATAACTCGATTTACTTGAGACTTGATCCGCCCTTCAGGCGTCATCACCACCTCCATATTGCCATTCCGTAGGCGGATGACAAGGTTTAATTCAAAAATATTTAGTCTACGCCATTAGTGGTGGTGGCCTAATGGCGTAGTACTATTAGTAGTTTATATTATTCACCGTGATGTGGACACTGCTTGACTGGACACCAACGCTTACATAAGCCGCCTGGGTTAGCGGGATATGTCATGGTGTTATGTGCGTTCTCGAGAGCCTCAATGCGGGGCCATAGGTCGCGCCATATCTTCGCCATTTCTCCCCGCGCGAAATCAGCACGGGTTGTGGCGTCCTCTTTCAACCAAACAAACTCACTTCGGACTTTCTGCACGTCTGGATAATGTGCAAATACACATGCCGCCATGAGCGCGAGCTGTACGCCGTCCTCTAGTATCTTTCCTGTTTTATAATCGACTATCAGTGCGACTGGCCCGATAACTTTAATGACGTCACCGATGCCACGATACCATGCGTCATCTCCGAACCAGCTCGTCGAGCCGAACTCTTTATTGATTGCGAGTTTCTGCTCTACATATACGTTACCTTGCCCGGTAAGAATGCGCTCAGCCCACTTCTCGTAGTCAGTCATTGTCTTGGGGAGCGGGACACCGCTGGCAACGCGATCAGCAAGAGCCTTATGCACTGCGTTACCCCAGAGCAACGCCTCGCCTTCTTCCTCTTTCACGTCGCGCGCGACGTCGACGTGCCAGTGCCGCTTAGGGCACGTCTCGTAGTTCTTGAGCTTGGAGTAGCTCCAAGCAAAAGGCTTAGGTTTATTTCGCGTAGTTGTAACCTGCATCACGCCCCCCTCGCTTCGTCGTAGGCGGCGGTGACCTTGCGCTTGTCGGCGCTGTTCAGCCAGTACCCAATGAACCTTCGAGATTGGATAGTGACGTCGTACGGTTGTAGTTCTTTACGTAGACGGCACATGGCAACGCGGATGTTCGTCGCCACCCTTCCATCTTTCTCTATGTCCTCCTTGGTTACCGTCTGTGATGTCATGAGCATCGACAGTAGGGACGCGAGCGCCGGGGTCATGCGGAATACCCTGATGTAGTCCATTGGTAGCGGCTTGTTACTCGGTTCTGTTTCAGTCATTTCCACGTCTGCCTCCATGTTTGACCGTGTACGTCATACTCTGAACGCGACACGAAAATTTCTCAAGTGCTAGTTACGTAAATTTACGTATTTTTTATGTGTCCCCGCCGTAGGGTCCACTATTTTATAGCCCTTGAGGTCACGGACATGGATGCGTGTCTTGCGGCCACCCGAATTTGGGTCGTAGACAACCGCGCGGTTACCTCCGAGGTAATGCTCGATGAACATGACGTGCCGGCGATTAGCCGCTACCGCACCCTTCTTCGGTGACGTCTTCGGGTATGTCATCCAGTTACGCGCAAGATAAAGATGGCGGACGGGGCGTCCAAAGACGCGGACACTCACCCCGCAACCGCAGAATAGCCGACGAGGGCATCCTGCAGGATGCGCGACGATGCGGGTTTCTGTACTTATTGAGGCGGGCTTCCACCACTGAGCGCTGGCTGTTTCAGGGCAAGCAACGATAACGGCAGCGAATGCCGCGAGCTTTAATATTCTCATGTGTGCTCCTTAGTTATCCGGCGTCTGTGGCGGTGCCGGTTGAGGGGGCTTTTTCTTAGCCGCCGGCTGCACGTCGGGCTGTAGTCGACGCATGCCAAAACGCCATGTGTGATCCGCGATCCATTTCGCGGTCTTAGTCACGCAATCCTCGTCAAGCTGGGGGAGTGCGTGATGCAGGAGCTCGTGAATGAGTATCTCCTGCTGCTTCTTGCCCCTAAGCCGC